GACAGCGGCAGCGACAGCGGCAGCGGCAGCGGCAGCGGCAGCGACAGCGACAGCGCCAGCGTCAGCGGCAGCGCCAGCGTCAGCGTCAGCGACAGTGACAGCGGCAGCGACAGCGCCAGCGACAGCGTCAGCGTCAGCGCGAGCGGCAGTGACAGCGGCAGCGGCAGCGGCAGCGGCAGCGACAGCGACAGCGCCAGCGTCAGCGGCAGCGCCAGCGTCAGCGTCAGCGTCAGCGACAGCGTCAGCGACAGCGCCAGCGACAGCGGCAGCGACAGCGTCAGCGTCAGCGACAGCGACAGCGTCAGCGACAGCGACAGCGTCAGCGTCAGCGACAGCGTCAGCGACAGCGACAGCGTCAGCGGCAGCGACAGCGACAGCGACAGCGGCAGCGCCAGCGACAGCGGCAGCGACAGCGTCAGCGTCAGCGACAGCGTCAGTGACAGTGACAGCGACAGCGGCAGCGTCAGCGTCAGTGACAGCGCGCTCGGCTAGCGCCTCGCGGACCCTCACCCGCAGCCGCTCCACGGCTTCGCTACGCTTCTTCCAGGCCAGGTCGTAGATCTTGTTCAGGGTCACCCGAGTGGCGACCCAGTCGTCGGAGTCCACCAGGGCGTGCAGGGCCGGGACCTGGTCGTCCATCCCAGCCAACACCAGCCACGCCGGCAGCAGGTCCACCAGCAGCGCCCGGCGGGCCAGGGCTAGGCGGGCCCCGTCCTGCCCGTCGCCAGCGGTCCCCACGATCTTCGCGGCGTACGGCAGCAGCGCCTGGCGGTGGTCATCGTCCCAGGAGTCGTTGAGCCTCATCGTGTACGCCCGCAGGACCGGGGACACGCAGGACGCCCGGTCGGACCAGGGCTCACCAGCCAACCAGCCGGCGACTTCGTTGATGCAGCACCCGTCATCGAAGCTGCCGTGGCAGCCGGAGTCGAGGTGGATGGTGGGCAGTTGGGCGAGGCGTTCCGGGACGAGTAGGTCGGTTGCCACTAGAATCTCCTTGTTGGTTGTGGGCCCGGCGTCTCGTGTGGGGAGGCCGGGCCTCGGCTTGTGCGGGGGTTAGAGCGGTGGTTTGCGGGCTGCGTGACGCTTGGCTTTTTTGCTTTGGTGGCGGCCGGACTGGTCGCGGGTCAGGGGGACGTTGATGGCCGGCACCCGGGATGCTTTGGGGATCAGGTACGTCCGGCCGCCGCGCTTGTATTGGACGTGGCGGCGGTCGACTCGTGATGGGCCGTTGATGACGCCGAGGCGCTGGCTGAGCTGGAGGGGTGTCAGTGTCGGGGCGTTGAGCACTGATGCCGGGGTGCGGTTGTCGCTGCTCATGCCGCGTCCGTCTTGGCGCCGTCGAGCAGGACGGCCGGGTCCATATCCAAGAACTCGCTGAGAGCCATGAGCTCGTCGACGTCCAGAGGCTGGTGCCCGTGCAGCCGCCGGCTCATCGACGCCTGGGAGACGTTCAGCACCCGCGCCAGCTCGCGCTGCGGGATGTGACGACGTGCGACTTCTGCTCGGAGGTTTGAGGAGACCCGTACGCTTGATGATCTGTCCACGAGGTTGATACTTACACGCCAAATGCATGACTCGGGCTTAGGTTGTTCGGCGTGTTGCGGTCGCGTCTTCGGGTGAGTTATGCGTGGCGACCTTGTATCTATGCACCCAGCGGCTATATTTACGTCATGACGAATACAGGAAAGTTACGAGCAGTGGAGGACGCGGGCTCCGAGACGCTGTCGCAGGCCGTGGCGCGACGATTGCGCGGACTGTTGGCGGAGCAGCGGATCTCTGCCTCGGCCGTCGCCAGGGAGATCGGCATAAGTCAGGCGTCGATGTCTCGCCGGACCACCGGTCTAGCCCCGCTGACCCTGGACGAGCTCTCCCAGATCGCTGCCGTCCTCGGCATCCCCGAGCAGAGACTGCTCACGGGCGAACGAGGCGATGCTATTCGCCAGTACGTTTACCCCCGTCTGGTCAAGGACGTCGCCTGACCATGACCGTCGACGTGCTCAAACTGCCTGTCAATCACCGAAACGGCCCCTGGTCGCGGACGGTATTTGACCATGAAGTGATGAACCCATTCACCGGATACGCCGCATGGCTACGCGTCAACGACTGCTCGACCAGCACGATCCAGGACCGCCTGCGAGTCCTGGCCGACTTCGACAGAACACACCCCGACTTCCCGCACGTCACGCCCGGCCAGGTCATCGACTGGGTGGGGCGCCCTGGCTATGCCCAGTGGACCAGGGGCGCCTACTACGGGCATTTGCACTCGTTCTTCGCCTACGCGGCCGCGACCGGTTTGGTTGCGGTCAACCCGATGACCGGTCTGAAGCGGCCCAAGTCAGGTAAGAGCATCCCGCGGCCGCTGACAGTCGCCCAGGTTTCCACGGTCATGGCCGCCGCGAGGCCGACTGTGCGCGCCTGGCTGACCCTTGGTCTGTTCGCTGGGTTGCGCGCGTTCGAGGTCGCCAAGCTGCGAGGCGAGGACATCGACAGGGACGACCTGTTCGTGTGCGGCAAGGGCGGCAAGAACTCCATCCTGCCCACTCATCCGCTCGTCTGGGAGCTGGCACAGACCATGCCCCGCTACGGCTGGTGGTTCCCGACCTGCTCGACCGCCGGGCATGTGACCTCGATGTACCTCTCGACGACAACGACGAACCTGTTCAAGGCGAACGGCATCGAGGGCAGCATCCATCGAACGCGGCACACTTTCGCGACGCAGCTTCTGCGAGCTGGGTGCAGTATCCGGATCGTCCAAGAGCTGATGCGCCACTCTTCGTTGAGCTCGACCCAGGTCTACCTGGCAGTTGACGACGACGAGCGCCGTGACGCGATCAACCGACTGGTCGCGGCCTGATGTCCGTGCCCCTGGCTGGACGTGATTCCACTGTCAAGGCAACCTTGACAGTGGTGCGGGCGCACCGTGAGAACCCGGAGTACGCGGCCATGATGGGCCGGATGCTCGCCGCTTGGACCCGACGGGTCGCGGACGGTGACCCGGGCGACCTCACGGACCTGCTCACGGCGGCCCGGTTGCTCGACGAGGGGATACGTGCCGCAGTGACGGGGCAGCGTGCCACGTATGGCACGTCGTGGGCGGCGATCGGGGAGGCTGCCGGGGTCACCCGTCAGGCCGCGCAGCAGCGGTGGGCCACGCCGTGAAGGGCCAGTACCGGATCGACAGCCTCTGGGCGTTCACCTGCATCGACAGTGACGGCACCGAAGGTGTGGCGGGCGCACTGATCCCCAAGCTCGGCTTCGTGCCGTTAGTCGGCGCGGACCTTGCCCGCATCGCGTCCATGCGCCCGTACGCGCAGCAGGTGGCGACCGCAACGGGCCGCCCAGTCACGTTGTCCCACTTCAGCGTCCGCACCAACCAGGAGACGATCCAGCCATGACCGCACCTACTGAAGACCAGGACGACCCCACCGAGGGGAACCCGATGACCAAGGCTGCACTGCACGACCACCCGGAGCTGCTCGAGCACGTCGTCGGGATGTGGCGGTTGCTCCTGGCGCTCCCCGAGGACGAACGGTCACGAGTCACCGAGTACCTGACGGCGACCTATGCGTGGGCCGACGTCGAGGCTGAAGCCGTTCGGTGGGCTGCGGTTAGCTGAACGGGTCGACCTCGACCAAACACCTGCACCATCTTCGGGTGCCGGGTTATGTTCCATTGAATAAGCCTTGGAGGGCACAAACATGACCACACCCACAATTAACACAGCACCCGCACCCGTCTCGGCCAAACCGGCCCGGCGGTGGTTCGCGAAGAAGCGTTTCATCCTGCCGCCCGTCGCGGCGCTCTTCTTTCTCGTCGGGGCTATCGCGGGAGCTGCAGGTGCGACAGGTACTGGCGCGCCGACCGCGGCTCCTGTGGCTGCGGCGGCTCCTGTCCCGGCCGTCACCACGACTGTGACGTCGGCGCCGCCCGAGTGCGGGACCGCACTGGACCTGGCCGCCAAGTTCATGGTCGCCGTAGGGACCGAGCACACGGCGTTAGGGACGGCCTTCACCCAGGTTGGTACTACCGGGGACATGAGCGCCTTGAGCGCTCAGATCGTTGCAGCGGAGAACGGCCTTACCAAGACCATGAACAGTCTCTCTGCGCCGATGGCCGCGGCCGCGCAGGTGTGCCGGGCTGCCCTCCCGTAGACGCACGGAAACGCCCCCAACCCGAGCGTGCGGGTTGGGGGCGTTCCTGGGCTCGCCATGGGCCGGATCCCAGGCTAGTGGGACTGGGATGTTGGTGGGGTGTCTGTCCGGGTGGTGACCGGCGTCGGGTCCGGTGCCTCAGCTGCAGCCGCCTTGAGGAGGACCTGGTCAGCTGTCAAGGTCTGCGTCAGGCTCACCGGCACTGGCACACCGGCAGCACCTGGTGGGCCAAACACGGTGACCGTGGGGACCGTGGGGACCGTGGGGACCGCGAGGTCGGGTCGCGCGGTGTGCGGCGCGAGCCATGCCGCGCCCCAGGCGAGGGCGCCGGGCAGACCCCACTGGAGGAGATACGCCACAGGCGGAGGCACAGCCGCGGCCGCGGCGCCAGCTGCAGTCGCCGCATTGGACACGTGCCACACGGTGATACCCAGCAGCCAGAGGAGGAACGATCCGATAGCACCACCGCCGACCCCACCCACCAGGGCGGCGTAAACCTTCGTCTCGACGGGGCCGTTGGTGCTCATGGCGTCCTCCTCGTTGGGTAAGACCGGTATGTCCTTCGGTGTTCGGCCGGAGTCGGCGGCGCTTCAGCCGGGACGACCCTCGAAGCGACCACCCGTGCTCAGCGGGCAGGCGACGGTGGAAGCATGTTCACTCGACTCGCAGTCACCGCCGCGGTAGCGCTCGCCGCCACCCTCACCATCGCTCCCGCTGTCGCGCAGGCCGCGTCCGTGTGGGACGCCGTCGCCGCATGCGAGTCCGGTGGGAACTGGGCCATCAACACCGGCAACGGTTTCTACGGCGGGCTCCAGTTCACCCACCAGACCTGGCAGGGCTATGGAGGTGGCGTGTACTCCTTCAACGCCAATGGTGCATCCCGCGCTGCCCAGATCACCATTGCCCAACGCGTGCTCGTCGGGCAAGGACCAGGTGCGTGGCCCGTGTGCGGTCCCCGCGGCGGGCTGACCCGGGCCAACGGCGGCGGCAACGTCTACGTCCCGGTCACCGTGTCCCGCTCCGGTGTCCGGGCCCCCATCACGGGCCGGCTCGCCGTCGACGGGATCCTCGGCCCACTGACCAGGGCTGAGATGAACCGGGCCCGGATGAACCTGTCCACCCGGTCCGCTGTCATCGCCTGGCAGCACCGGTTGCATGTCACCGCTGACGGTGTCGTCGGGCCAGTCACGACACGCGCGATCCAGTCGTGGCTCAACACCATCTACCGGTGACGTGTAAGAAAGACCGCAACGCCTTTACATGTGTCGGGGACCTGTCAAGTTCGTGTAGGTCACGCCACCTGGCCCCGGTGAACTCCTGCCGTGAAGCCCGGGACCAGGTGACAACTGTGCACACTTGTTGGGTCAGGTGCGAACGGTGCGATTGCCCGCCCAATAGGTAGTCCCGAGCAGCGCCTTGACGCGGTCCGAGAACACGGTCTCGCACCGCGTGAAGTCAGGAGCCGGCCAGGTCTCGAAGATGCCGTCCTCCCTGACGCGGGCCCACGTGCCGCCGACCGTGGCGGGCGGTGTCCAGTCGGCGCCGGGCGACTGGTCGGTCATCAGGTGCCGACCTTCGAGCCGGTGTCCTTGTTCCAGCTGGGATGCGCCGGGCAACCGCCGGTCGTCGGACGCTGGCACCAGCACGGGGGCAGGTACCGGTCATCCATGCCCACGAAGTAACCAAGGATGGCCGGCCGGCCATCGGGGTGGACGTCGCGGGGTCTGCCGCAGTGTGCGCAGCCCTCGTTCCCGTTCTCATCGAGGACGTTCAGACCCCGCTTGGCGAACGAGTGATTGGCCCAGATCATGGCCGCACCTCGTTGCGGAACGACGTCTTCTGGTCCTGCTCGGTGCCCAGCTCCCGGATCAGGTATGGGTCCTGGGCGAACCCGTGGCTCGGCGCGTAGGGGCGGACGCCATCGAGCTGGAAAAACTCGCAAGCCTCGTGGCGCTCGACGAGCAGGACCTGCTCGAGCAGCCAGTGCTGCCAGCTGCGGACGTCGTACGCGGCCGGCGGGACCGGGAAGTAGTGGACGACGCACCGCGGGATCTCAGGATGGTAGGCATCCGGTGTCTGGATGAGAATGCTCAGGGTCAGGCCGTTGCTGCCCTGGCCGCGGTCGAGCTCCTCCAGCGTGAACTCCCAGTGAGCCTTGTACGCCAGCGCCTTCACCAGGTCGGCCAGTACCACGGGGAACGGTGCCACCTGAGTCATGTTCATGGTGCTCCTCAATATTGTTGGCTGGTAACGACGCTGTGGATGGGTGCTGAACCACTCAGCGCACGCGAGGCGCGTCTTTTCCCTCGAGCGAAGACGCGCCTCGCGCCGCTCCCGCTCGTTCACGGTCGAAGCCGGCTGTAGGACCAGACCAGGCCGCGGCCGTGCCTGTGAGCGTCCCCGCCGGTGTCGTGCCCTGCGGTGCAGCACGGCTCCGACGACTCGTGACCCAGCTGCCGTGAGCCGTCACGCAGGATGGTGACGACGTACCTGCCGTCGGGCCGCCTGTGAACCTCACCCACGCTGATCGCCACTAGGTCACGACCGTGCTCACTCGATCGCGTCGATCTCAGCTTGAGGCAGCACGACGATCGGGACGCCCGCGGCGATCCAGGCCGCCTCCGCTGCGGTGGACGTGATCACCCGCTTGGTGAGGCCGTCGGACAACCAGTGGGCCGGCTGAGGCGGGGTGGCGTGCACGATCACGAGCATGGTGTCCTCCGATGGTGCGGGTGGCGGGGCGGGCAGTGCTGCTGCCCACCTGGGGAAGTCGAGCAAGACAACGTTCTCGTCGGTCCCGGCCAGCGGGTGGGCCACTGTCGGGTGTTCCCGCTGGTACAGGTGCGCCTGCGGGGAAACCAGGCCGTTGCCGCGCCTGTCGACACCGGACCACGCTGACGTCTGCCACTTCCAGGGCACTTTGATGCCCTGGATGACGGCGAGGGACCCGTAGATGCCGACCGGGTACGTGGTCGCTGACTCGACCCCGTCGAAGTACGGCGCTATGGCGGCGGCGTTCAACTGCCCGGAGTCGTCGGCGTAGAACAGGGGGCACGTGCCGGGGTATCCGAGTGTGCTGGCCTGCTTCTCTGCCGCGTGCGCGTCGACGGCGCCCGCGGCCTGGCCTTGCCCGGCGCGTCCACCGGTGGACTCCCAGACCAGGGTGATGCTCAGTCCGGCCTCGAGTAGTCCGTCACGCTCGTGAGGGCTTAGGTTCTTGCCCGGGTCGGGGCTCAGGTACCTGATGACCCCGGAGTACCCGGCTGCCCGGATCGCGGCAGGCGTGGGGACAGTGAACGAGTAGTCGACCAGCAGTGGTCTGGTCATCAGCGTGCCTTCCATTTGGTTCGGGCCGGCCGCCGGCGGTTACAGGAGGGCACACCGGCGGCCAGCGTTCAGGGGGCGAGCGCTTTGAGCATCGCGGCGAGCATCTTCGTGTGCTCGATGTCCAGGACGGTGCGCGCCTCAGCGCAAGCGACCGGGTCGAGCAGGATCGTGGCCTCGTTGTCCTGCAGGGACTCACCGCTGGTCGACCAGTTCGTCGACCCGCTGATCCGCCACACACCGTCGACGATGACCAGCTTGCGATGCATGATCGCGCCACGCTCACTGGTACCGATCGCAACGGAGTTGCCTGTCATCTCATGGGAGTACTTCGCCAGGATCGCCCGCTCGTGGACACCGCCGGCCTGGGACTTGTCCAGGCTGATCTGCACGAACATGGTCGGGTCCTTCAACGCGGTGTCGAGCAGCGCGGCCAGCTCGTCGTCATCGAACCCGTACATCGCGACCACAATTGATTGTTGGGCGCTTGCGATGACGGCTTTCAGTGCGTTGTGGACGTTGTCGATCGGCGAGTAGAACGTCCGCAGGTTCGGGGCGTAGGCGGCGGCGACAGGCTTGGCTTTGAACGCGTCCAGGTCTGTGACGCTCAGCAGGCTCATGGCCGCCACGGGTGCCAGGCGAGCATCAGGGACCCGAACGCGGCCACTACGAGAACCACCGACGCGAACCGCTGGAACGGCGACCAGATCGCCTTCGACTGTTCCGCCGCCGCGAGGGCGACAGTGGCAGCGTTGGCCGCCGCCAACCGCACCGTTTCGTCCTGGTTGTCCTTCGTCTCCTTGACCGCCGCCGCGGTCAGCTCGCGGGCGTCGGTCGCCGCCTTGGCTGTGGTTTCCACAAGCTTGGCCGCGGTGATGGCCGCCGCCGCCAAGGCCTCCGTGTCCAGTCTCAGCTTGGTGATGTCCCCAGCCGTGATGGTCATCGTGGTGAGGATCGTCGCCAGCTGGGTGTCGTGGTTGCCCAGCCGTGCCCTGATCTCACCGGCGTCCTGGCCGCGCGCGTACGCCTCCTGCGGAGTCTCAGCCATGTCAGGCCGGCCCCATGTCGACCGCGTACAGCTCACGGGCGAAGACCGGCGTCAGGCCGCCGGCAAGGCCGACCGTGAACATGGAGAGGGTGACCGGTCCGGCGCCCGGCACGAACGTCGCCCCGAGCGGGTAGGTCTGCTGGCCGGTCCCGCCGGTGGCGGGGACGTAGATCTGACTGTCGGCGATCAGCGGGGAGGCAATGGTGGGGGTTAGGGCGCCCCCGTTTCGGATCCGCGCGTGACCGAGCTGGCCGGCGGTGCCGCTCAGCCCGAGCCCGTTCATGACCGCCAGGTACCGGCGCCCCGCCACGGCCGTGAACGAATAGTTGCCGAGCACCGCGTCGCGGACCTCGGCGCTGACCGCGGACGTGCCGGCGGCCCCGATCGAGGTGGGGGTGCCCATGTTGGGTCCGGAGTTCAGGTCGTTCGCGACGACCGCGCCTTGCGCGGCGGTGACACCGTCCCCGACCGAGGGGACTGTGGGTGCAACGAAACCAGTCACTGGGTCCTCCTCTTAGAGGCAGTACGTGGGTGCGGGGTACAGGGCGATGACGGCCCCGGATGCCTGCGCAGCTGCCGGGGTCCCAGCCACGCCGCGGGTGACACCGGTGAACGTCTGCGGGCTGCTAGACCCGCCCGGGACGGACGTGAGGGTGATGACCTCCTGGCCGACCAGGATGTTCATCGGGTACTGGCCGGCGGCGACCGTGAACGTCGGCAAGCCCGCCGTGGTGGCGATCGCCAACGTGGTCGCCGAGTTGGTGATCGACGCGTTCAGGGTCTGCCCGGAGCACCCGTACCGGCCGTACACGGTGTCGTCGTAGATCCCACCCGCCGGGTTGTCAGCCGGGGACGTGTCGAACACCACCTGGTACTGCTCGGTCCCGACGGTCTCGGTCCAGCCCTCCACGATCACGTCGACCTGGGTGGTCGGGGACTTCGCGGGCGGCAGGTTGGTGACCCGGATCCGGGACCCGATCTGGATGTTCGCCAGCGCCGCGTACAGGCTGTGCTCGGCGGTGAGCATGTCGACGGTGATCTGCGGCAACCTGAAACCGGGGTACGCGTTCGCGGCGACCCGGGACTGAGCCAGGCACAGCGCGTCCAGGTCGGTGCTGGCGTAGCTGGTGGCGGTGTCGGTGGCCAGCCCGTACCCGACCGGTGGCGGGGCGCTGCTGACCGGGTCCGTCTTGGTCTGCACCGACAGAGTCCCGGCCGCGTTGGAGCGGGTGACAGTGGAGGAGTTGACCAGGGTCAGCTCGTCGAAGCTGGGCGCGTACCCCGTCCCGTCCAGGTCGGCCTCGGCGTCCAGGGTCATCACCGGCGCAGCTGCTTTGCGTCCCCACCGGTTGACGAAACGTTCCTTGCCGTCGGGCGTGACGTAGACCACGGACCCGCCACCCTCGGTGACGGCCATCGCCTGGCAGGCCGACACGACGTCCTGGCCTGCCTGCGGGTAGGTGCCGACCACGGCGTGACCGGTGTCAAGGTTCCAGTTCGCGGCGGTGAGCCCCCCAGCGGTCAACCATCGGGCGATCCTGGTGTCGGTGGTGTCCCCGGTGTAACCGTTGGTCGCCGCGGCGTGAGCGGCGGCGGTACTGATCCCCATGAAGGACGTGTACACGCCGACGTGCGCAACGCTGCCCTGGAACCGTTCGGGCGCGAAGGTGTTGGGGTTCGCGGACTCGCCGACGGTGACCACACTGATCGCGGTGACCGCCGGTGAGGAGGCCGTGCTCCCGGCGAGGACACCGTCGACATACAGGCTGACCGCGCCGCCGCTGGTCGATCGGGATACGGCGAGGTGATGCCAGGCGCCGTCCGCGATCGACGTCACCGCGTTGAAGGCGTGCAGTACGTCCTCGTATGAGGGGACACCGCCGAGGAGGTAGACGATGCCGGCGATGTTCCCCAGCCCGTCGTCGAACCCGAGAATGATCTCCGTACCTGCACCGGTCGCCCACGCCGGCAGGACGGACCCGGCATTGACCCACACCTCGAACGTGAACGCGCCCGCCGCCAGCGGTGCAGCCAGCTTCGCTTGCAGGTACTGCCCACTGGAGGATGACCCGGGCGCGAACGCGACACTGGTCCCGTCGCCGCCGGCAGCGTCCGGGCCGGTCCCGCCGAACACGACCGCGGCGCCACCGGGCACAACGGCCAGCCCTGGGCCGGCAGCACCCTCGACCGCGGCCGCAGCCCCAGCCAGGTCGCCGCAAGCCCACGACAGTGCCGGGACCGAGTTGGCCTGCTCCTGGAGGATCGGTGTCAGCAGGTCGATCCGGCTCAGCTGGTCGTCGCGGTCGGTCGCCGAGATCACCACCCACGCGAGCCCGTTCTCGTCGACGTAGGGCGGCCAGCCCTGGATGAACCCGGTGAATCGTGTCCCGGCGGGGGTGTTGGAGTACCGGATCCGCCTGCGGGGTTGGATGTTCGGCCAGTACGGGTTCGGCGTCCCATCGACCAGGACCTGGCACAGGGGCGTGTATGTCCCGAGCGTGTTCTTCAGTTTCAGGCCGGTCAGGGAGGCGACCACGGGTGCGCTGAACTCTGAGGTGCGGCCGTACTTGATGGTGACCGGGTCGCCCTGGACGTCGGCGGTGACGTCCGTCCAGACGCCTGCGACGAACTCGATCGCCCAGGCGGGCCCGGCCGGTGGTCCTTGGGCTGGCGCGAGGATAGGCATCGGGACCTCCTAGCTGGTGCGAATCACGCCGGGCAGTTCCGGGGGGGATGATGAAGGTTCCCCAGTGGTCTGTTGGTGGGCCACCATGGTTCTGAGCCATGGCCGCACAGGTTCGATTCCTGTCTGGGGAGCTAGGGCATATCCGGTGACTTATGTCCTGGGTGGTGCGGGAGGTTCTGCCTGCTGCGCCAGTTGCTCACGCAGGGTCTTGTTCTCCTGCGTGAGTGCGTTGATCTGGGTGTACAGGTCACCGATGAGAGCGAGGATCGCGGCGGGGTTCATTACGCGACCAGGCCCAACGCGAGGAGGTCGGTGCGTAGCGCGTTGGCGAGTGTGATGGCGGCGGGTTCATCGCCCAGCCGGCAGAGTCAGGACCGCCGAAGTTAGAACGCGCCATGTCAGACTCCTAGCCCGAGCTTCACGCCGCGCCCCTTGAGCTGCTGCAACCCGTTCAGGACCACGTTCGCCAACTCGGTCGTGGTGCCGTACACAGCACCATTAACGTGGACGTGCACGTCGCCGCCACCACCACCAGCCATCCGCATCGACGCGGAATGGGAATGAATCGCCGCCCCGGCAGGCACATCCACGATCTCCGCGCCACCCTCACCAACCCACGTCGGCCCGCCCCGCCAGCTACTCGTACCGGCCGCGTTGTGACCCATCCCAGCCAGCTTGTTCTTGCTGTTCGACAGTGCATCGATCTGCGCGGCCACCACGGAGTAGTTGCTCGAGAACGCCACGTTGACGCCCACGTTTTGGGGGATCTGGTGCAGGTTCGCTGCCAAGCCCCGGGCGGCCGTCGCGGCGTGGAGCATGAAGTCCCCCGCGGTCTTGGCCCACCCGAACCCGGGGATGTTCCCAAGTGCGACCAGGACGTGACCGATGGCCTGGGCGAGGTTCGCGAACCCGTTCAGGATCCAGGTGATCACCGGCTGCAGGACCCCGTTCCACAGTGCCCGCCATGCGTCGCCGAGCCCGTTGGTCATGGCCTTCCAGATCGTCTGGAACCAGGTGGTCTTCGTCGCGATCAGGTAGATCGCCCCGACGAGCACGATGATTGCCAGGACGATCCAGGTCAGCGGGTTCGCGTACATCGCCGCTATCAGCACCCACTCGGCAGCCGACGCGACCCCGGTCGCGATCGCCTGGGCGGTCGTCGCAGCGGTCATGATCGCCGTCGCCGCAGCCATCGCCATGCACACCACCACCAGGCCGCCGATGACCGCGGCAAGGACCCCGACCAAGGTCTTGTGCTTGGTCATCCAGGTGATGTCCGTGACGATGACCGGGATCAGCTTCTCCCCGATCTCAGTCGTGATGTCGACGAACGCGGCCTTCAGCATCTTCAGGTCCCCCAGCCAAGTCGAGCTCGCGGCCTTGGCAGCCTTCTCCGCCGCACCATGCTTGGTCACCGCGGCCGTCGCCTTATCCAGACCGGTCGCACCGGCCAGGATCGTGGTGTTCATCGCCTTCGCCGCACCAGCACCGAACAGCGCAGTCTCCGCGTTCAGGCGCGCCTTGTCGTTCATCAACGCGAGCTTGGGAGTTGCCTGCTCCAGGATCGATTTCAGCCCGACGAACTGCCCCCTGGAGTCGAACAGGTGCACGTTCAGTGCCTTCAGCTCGGCGCTGGTCGACTTGGACCCGCCCATCAGCTTCGACATCGACGTGTTGACGACCATCAGTCCGCGGGACCCGGCGATCCCATGCTCGGCCAGGTCGACCATCAGCCCGGACGTATCAGCCAGGGTCGGGGACGCGATCCCGAGCTTGCCGTGCAGCTTGTCGACGGTGGCGCTCAGGGTGTCCAGCCCGACGCCGGTCAGCCGGCTCGTGTTGAACAGGATGTTGCTCGCGTCCGAGGCGCCGGACAGCTTCAGGTGGTAGCTCTGCATGACGGCGACCAGGTCGGAGGTGGTGGAAGCCAGCGGCTGGTTCGACGCCTCAGCCAAGGTCGTGGCCGCCGACATCACAGTCATCGCGTCCGAGGCGTTCAAGATGTGCCCAGCGAGCTGCTGCACGACGCCGGCGACCGGCCCGAACGCGTCAGCCATCTCCTGGCCCGAGAACGTGCTCTTGAACGCTGTCCCGAGGAACGCGTCACCGATCGACGTCGCAGCCTTCGCGCTGATCTGAGCGCTGCCCTGGATCCGCGCGTCGGACTCCTGCATCGTCAACGCGTTCTTCACGCTCAGCACGGCCACCGCGGCGATCGCGGCGATCGCACCCGCACCGATGGCCTCCATGCCCTTCTTCGCTTTGGTCCCCAGGTCATCAGCGGACTTGCCGACGTCCTTCAGGGCTTTGCTCGCGGAGACGTCCTGGCCGAACAGCAGGTACTTCAAGCTCAGATCGGACACGGACTCACCCCTTCGTCTTCTTCATGTCCTCGACGTGCCGGTCAACCGCGGCCGCGTAGGCGACCCACACGCAGTACGGCAGGTTCCACACCGACGTCGGGACCCTCGCGTCGTGCGGTGAGATACCCGGCCACAGGTGGGTCAGCGTGGTCAGCCGGGAGTGGACGCTCTTGGCGATGTCAGCCGCGATGGCGTCTTGGCCGCCGCGGCCGCGGGGCGCTTTCGTGCCCGACCGGAAACCGGCCGGGCCTTCGTAGGGTGCTCCGGCTTCTTCCGATCCTGCGGCTCAGGAATCCACGTCAAGTCCCGCATCGGGAAGTCGATCGCATCCCCGAACGGCTGCTCCTCACCCGCGATCCGCCGGGACGCCCAGATGGTGATGGCGGTAACCCACACGGCGTCTGGGTGATCCCGCCGCTGCTCGTCCGTGTCCAACGCATCCACCTCTTTGGCCATGCGTTGCACCTCGGACCAGCGCAGTGTCTTGCCCAGCTCAGTGGTCTCCTTCTCCATCAGCAGGATGTCCTTCAACGACAACAGATCCAGCGCGCCCAGGTCGTAGGTGACCTGCCCGATCCTGAACTTCATCTATCAGCCCTCCAGTGACAGTGATATTTCGATCAGCCCTTAAGACTTGCTGCGGCCTCCTTCATCGCGGATTCGACCGCGACACGGATCATCGGTTGTTCCCTGCCGATCCGTGTGCGGAAGTACGGGTGACCGACCTGTTGCGCCCACACCTCACGGTTACCGCGCACCGGGTGACGCCAGCCCTTGGCCGATTCCCACGCGCGGACGAGAGACTCCTTGCCGGCGGGCATCTGGGTGGACGACGCGACGATGGTGACCCCGGCACGGGCCCCGGTCATGACCTGAACCTTGACTCCGGATGCGATCCCCAGACGCAGGCCGGTGTGGTGAGGCGTCGCCGACGCAGTCTCACCCGCACTGTCGGCGACCTCGATGCGGACAGCGTCAGCTGCGCGCTCACCAGCGAGGCGGATGTTGCGGCGCAGCGTCGTCCGCAGCTTCGCGTCAACCACGCTCGAGCGATCGAACAGCCGCTTGAACTCGGCAGTGTCCGCCTCGAGCTTGATGCTGCCGGCCATCCGGCCGACGCTGCCAGCCGAGCTCACGCGGCGATGTCCGCGGTACGGCTTACCACCCACAGCGGTTGCGCCGCGGTCAGGTTGTCCAGGCCCGTGAACTTCATCGCCTGCAACGCCCGGTTGGTCCCGGCCGACTTCGGCAGGTCACCGTCGAACTTGATCTCCGAGACGATCACCTGCAGGGTCTCCAGGCCCGTCGACAGCGCCCCACCCGTCCAGGTCAGCACAAGGTTCATCGGGGTGTCCGCCAGGAACGCGTCCCGGAACAAGGTGCTGTCGTAGTCGATGTCCAACGTCCCGGTGATCGCCCGCAGGCCAACGGTCGGCTTCGACTTCAGGCCACCACCACCGGCCGGCAGGATGCTGGACAGGTTGTTGTTGATCGACAGGGTCCCCGCCATCACGTCCGCGACGGCGGTGGCACCGACCCCGAGCGCGATGGTCGTCGGCTCCGTCAGGGCGCCGGTGGTGATGACCGCGTTGGCGAACTGGAACAGGTTCGGGGCCGTCGCGTAGCCCGGGGCCGCGTAGGCGATGGCCGTGGAAATGTTCTGAATGTCGAGGATGTACTTGGCTTTCACGACGTCGTCGTTGGCGAACGTCAGGTCCATCTGATTGATCATGCAACCCAGGTAGGTGGTGGCGTCCACGATGCCGGTGGCGGCCTCCACCATGCCCTGCTGCAGGCAGAACGACGGCGGGGTGTCACCCAGGGTGCCGACCTGCTGGTAGGTCGACCCGCTCACCAGGTTCGAGCTCAACGCCCCCAAAGCCCACAACCAGAACAAGCCCATGCCCTTGGACGTGGCCTCCATCTCCCAGCCGCCGGAACCCTGCACGGACGTGGTGACGCGACGCCCGGACCTGGCGACCCGGGACCCGACCCGCAACCCCAGGCCCTGGTAACGCTTCGGGACCCAGTTCAGATCCGGGTCCGGCAGGAACTCCGGCCAGCGGGTCACCGCGCCCGGGCTCACCCCGTAGGTGACCTCCTGGATCACGCCGATCGAGGAATCTTGTGGGGAGGCCATCAGCTGTCACCCTTCTTGGTCTTGTTGGTCTTGGGAGCCACCACGAGCTCGTAGTTGTCGACCTGTGCGAGGAGCCCCTCACCCGGGTCGAACACGTCGACCCCGTCGGCGTCTTTGGACGTCGACGGGGCACGTCCGGCATGCTCGTCGGACACGTCGAAGTCCTCGCCCGGTTCGAGGCAGCCCGAACCGGGCACGCCGAACGGTTCGCCTTGTCGGCCGATGAGAGGCAGGTCGACCTGCCCGATCACGTTCTTGTGGTGCAGGGTTGGCATGACTGCCTCCAGGGTCAGTAACGGATTTTCGTGGTGACGGTGGTGGTGATGTCGGTGACGCGACCCGCAGCCGCGTTGCTCTTGGGGTCGTAGGCGACAAGGAACTCGAGCTTGGGGACCGCTGACACCCACGCGTCGTAGTCGGCCCCGCCGAGCGTCTCGTTCGGGGCCGTCCGCAGGTACTGCTCCAGGGTCGCCAGCAGACCGAACGCGCAGTCCGTCGACGTCTTCTGCGCCGCCTGGTCGCCGGGGGTGTAGACGCTGATGGTCAGGTCAGTCTCGGCGGCCATCTCCCGGGACCGGTTCGGCCCCATCGTGGGACGGCCGACCAGTGCCCGGGTCTCGCCGATCCCGACGATCCCGGACGGCTGGTACTGGCCGGCAGGCCCCAGGCACACCAGGACCGGGGTGTTGTCCGTGCCCATCGAGGACGCGAACACCGTCTCCAGGACCGAGAACAGGCCGTCCAGGACACCGGCGATGGACTGCGCCATCAGGCGACCCCTACGTTGCGGATGTCGCCGGCGCACAGCTGGGCGGCGCGGCGCGGCACGAGGAACCCCGACGGGGTCGGGACCAGGTCAGCGTCCGGGGCGCCCATGGTGGGCCGGTACCCCTGCTGGTCGGCCTGCCACATCTGACGGACGACGATCCGGGTCGCCAACAGGTGGTTGCCCTTCAAAGCTGCCCGCCCGGACGTGTAGACGACCTGGACGTTGCGCCGACCGGGAGGGAACGGTGCCACCCGGCCAGCAATCCGCCGGGTCAACAAGCCCGTGTCGAGCTCGATGGTGTACCCGTACGCGTCGATCGCGGACCCGTCGAAGATGTTCTCCAGGTTCAGGATCCGCTCGAACGTGCCGTACGACTCGATCACCGAGGTCACCGAGATCAGCGGCGTCCACAGCAGCACGATCTGTGACCGGCCACCGTCGTAGGTGTCGGTCCTGGGCACCCGCAGGATCGAACCGATCAGGTCCTCCATGACGGGGGTCGCGGCCGCGACGTACGTCCGCAGGTCCTCGTCGTTGGTCGTGTTCGCGAGCGGGTAACCGATCCCGGCACGGGCGTCCGCCAGGGAGATGATGAAGCCGGGGTCGGCGGCCATGACGTTGAACGTGTCGGTGTAGTCCTGCGCGTTGGTACCCGACCCGACCCAGGACACCTTGTGGATGCCGGGCTGGGTGCTGATGTACGGCACCGCCGGCACGTACGTGCCGGTCGTGACGTGCGTCACCGCAGGGGTCACCGTGGTGGTGTCCGGCAGGGTGATCGTCAGGACCGCGGTCGTGACGATGTCCGCGAGCGCACCCGTGGGGTCCTTGGTCAGGAACGGCAGCGGGATCGTGTCGCCGAGGTCGAACGCCATGACGGCCTCCGGTTACTTGTCGGACTTCGGCTTGACTACGCGCCGCGCCCGGGCGGAGGTGATCGGGCCGGGCACGGCAGCCTCGATGACAGCCACGTCCGGCTCGGCCTGGTACCGGCCGAGTTCGACGTCGACCTCCGCGACACGACGCCGGTTCGCCGGCGAGTCCGGGCGGCGGGCCAGGTTCTCCCGCTCGGTCCGCAACGCCGCCACGTACTCCCCGCGGGCACTCATCAGTGCGCCACCACAAACGGCACCGCGGCAATCGCAGTCGGGGTGACGAGCGTCGTCGGCGCCGTGGCGACCAGCGCTGACCCGGACGTCTGCGACAAGATCTTGTCCGTCGAAAGCAGCCCCGACGCGACGCCAGCATCCAGGACGGTGGCACCGACCAGGCTCGGCGGGGTCGTCGCCTTCACCATGATCGCCGCGAAGTACACGCCCGCAACCGGGACGGTCTGCGCGGTCGCCAACGCGAGATCCTTGGTGGCATCCGCAGCCCAGGCCGCAGTCAGCTGGTCCGCGGTCTGCGCCAGCAGCACACCAGCCGGGGAGTACAACGCGAACCACCAGTTCGTCGGCACCGACGCAGCCGTCGCACCCGAATGGAACGCGATCTTGGTGACTAGGTCGCCTGCCTGCAACGGCACCGCGACCGATGTCAGCACCTGCGTGGTCAGCGCTGCAGTATCCGAGTTGACCTCCGTGCGGCGCATGTTGGGACGAGAGAACACGCCACCCGCGAGCGCGGCAGCGTCGGATTTCGGCGGGTAACCGCCAGAGACAAGAGGCATGAGTCGTTGACCTTTCCAGGGAACGCGGGGGACTTGATGGACGAGCTGGTGGGGCGGCCGGGCTCGGCGACCGCCCCACCAGTGATTTAGAACCCAGCGGTCGGGATGACTCCCGTGCCGGAGATCACCGAGATCGCCTCAGGGCGACGGTTCGCCATGAAGCCCACGTACCCGTAGACCTGGATCCGCACCTGGAGAGTGCCGCTCAGGATCTCGGACAGGACCCGGGACCGCATCTGGCCTTCCCACAGGTAGAGGTCCTGCCAGCGGGCCGTGATGATGCGGGTCTCGTTGGTGCCGGTGCCGAGGTTGGACGGGATGTTGCCGTCCAGGGCTGCGGGCAGACCGTACGTGAACATCCCAGCAGGCCCGTCGACGTTCAGGCCGCCGGCCTCACCCATCGAGTTCATGACGTTCTGGTTGGGCAGGATCAGCGGCCGGTTGTCGGCGTCGAGCTGGGACAGCGCCCAGTACCACATCGACGGGGTGAGGACCACGCCGGTCGCGGGCATCTTGCGCTTGGTCGCGACCAGGGACGCCGACTGGAGCAGCGGTACCCACAGCTCCGGCAGTGTCGGGGACGCGTCGGTGTAGGTGACCGCGTTGATGCCCGACGTCGGGATGATGCCGGTGACCTGACCCGAGGCACCCGAACCGTTGGCCACCTGGATGTCAAGCTTGGAGTCGTAGTCGGCGAGCAGGTCAGCCATGACGACCTCGTCGAAGCTGATCGGCGACTGGTCGAGGAGCTGAATGGCGATGTCCTGCTGGCCGGCGATGGTGCGCACCGGGGCCGACACGGAGGTGTCGGTCAGGTCAGTGCTCGATACAGCGGCCGCGTCAGCGGTCTGCACCGCGACCGTGGTGCCCGTGTTGACCTTTGGCAGGTTGATGCTGTCGGTGCCGGACGGCAGCGGCAGGTTCTTGCAGAGGTTCGCCATCGGGCGACCGAACCGTGGCAGGTCGATGTACTCGTCGATCAGCCACAGGGGCGGGACGAAGTCACCGCCTTGACCGTCGGTGCGGTTCGGGTTGACGCGGGTCTCGAACGCTGAGGCGCGAGCCCGCCGGCTGTACCCGGCGGACCGGAACTCCCGGTCGTTCTGCTCGCGGGCTGCCTCGTCGCGGTGGGCTTCCCGCTCGGGCAGCTCCACCCGGAGCTCAGCGGCGTGACGCTCGAGGCGGTCGCGGGCCGCTTCGATGCCGCCGTCGCCGTCGCCCTGGTTGAGGGTGCGCCGGGCGAGGTCCAGGAAGTACGAGTGCCGGGAGCCGTCACTGTAGGTGCGGGGCTCGGACAGGACCCGTGCGGGACTTCCGCCGACGTTGGCACCGACGAGCTCGCGCGCGGTGGCCTGGGCGGCCTCCCGGGTCTCCTCGTCCTCGAGCTGGGCGATCCGGGTCTCGACCTGGGACCGTTCGGCCGTGAGCTCGCCGTACCTGGTCTCCTCAGCCTCGAGCAGGACCTGACGGTTCTCGGCCGCGACCGTGGTGTTGATGCCGCGGATCTCCTTGCCGATCTCCGCGAGTCTTGCGCGGAGCTTCTCCAAAGCGTTCATGACTTAGCCCTTTCTGGGCGTTGGGCACCCACGCGGGTGCGAACAGGGTGTTGCGTGGCTGCCAGCCGGCCAAGTGGTGACCCAAAGAGGTGCGCGCGGGATCCGCGTCCGGGTTTGGGCTCCGGGTTGCTCGTCAGGCGGGGCGCAGCGCTGGGTCTTCCAACAGCTGCAGACGCACCAGGGACATGCCCTGGTGCGCGTTCTTGGCCTCCGACTCGGTGCCGGAGGAGTTGTCGTCGTTCGGGTCGGCGTCGGGGTTGGGTACACCCATGAGCGCGGCGAGCAACGGCTGTGCCGCGTCGACGGACTCGTCTGCGGCCGCGATCAGGTCGAGGACCTCCTGCAGGGTCTCCATCGTCGAGGCGGACAAGGCCTTCCCGGCGAGCTGCTCAGCGCGGGCACGCTCACTGATCAGCGCCGGCACCCGCGAGCGCAGCAGTGCCCGCGCCTGGCGGGTTCTCAGGTCGGTGGTGCCGGTGGTCGCAGGGTTGCCAGGCCATGTCACCTCCGACACGTCGCCGCCGTCGATGTCGACCTCGAGGATGTCTCGTTGGTCGTAGTCCGGCGACCAGGTCTGCTGGGTCACCCAGAATGCGAAACTCATCGCGTCCACGTCGCCGGCGTCGTGCGCGGAGCGAAGCTGATGCACGTCGGCCCGCGAACCGTCCAGGTCGGCCTCGACCATAAGCGAGCCAGCATCGTCGGTGCTCAGACGCAGCGACCCCGAGTGCGCGGGCGCCGTGCGAGCCATCGGTGGGCCATCCCAGAGGTGATTAAAGGTGAAAATCACGTCGGGCTCATTCGCCAGGGTCCGAGTGAACGCACCGGCACGGATGATCTCTGTGAAGTCCCCGAGCCAGTCCGTGATGGTGAACGGGACTTCGACGACCGAGGCGCAGCCAGTGAACAGCAGCTTGTCCCCGCCGGTCCCGTTCGGCGCCGAACGCAACTCAGTGCCCTCGGTGAACCGCATCGAGATCGTGTTCGGCCCGGCCGCCTGACGGACCAGTGCCCGCATCGCGCGAACATCACCAGCCAGCACACGGCGCTCGAACTCCTCGACGATCCCGCCACCGCGGACTTTCGCAACAGCTCGGTTGGTCATGGGAATACTCCATTCGTCGGGTCGACCGGATCCGCACCGTCAACGCCGGGCAGCGGCGGCACAGCCGAGTTGGTGTTGAACGGGATGTTGTAGTCCGACCCGTCGTTACCGGGGATCGGCTCCATGCCTTCGTCGCCGCGGATCTCGTTACGGTTACGGACCCCGATCAACCGGTGGATCTGCGCGATCGCCGCACGCTCAGCCGGGGTCGCCCGCAACAACCCGTTCATGTCGAACATCGACCACGTCGTGTCGTCGCCGGGGATCATCGCGTCCCAGCAGACCTGGATCGACGACGTCAACGGCAGCAGCGTGTGCGTGGCGTACCCCTGGTCGATAGCGTCCAAACCCTTCCCGCCGCCCTGGGACGCCTTCTCAACGATCGCCATGATCCGTTGCAGCGGAACACCAAACCACCCGCAGATCTCCTCACGCATGAACGCCCGGGTCTGCAGGAACTGCGCGTTCTCCGGCGCCACACTCAGCTGCTCCCACTTCGCGCCACCGAACAGGACCGCGGGCCGGTGGGCGTTGGCCACCCCGGCGTTGCCCGCCTCCCACGTCTCCTTCAGCTCCAAAGCCTTGGCCTTGTTGCCCGGACCGGGAGCCTGGATCACCCCCGACGGGGTGGCGCCGTTGTGGAAGAAGTTCGCCCCGTACTGGTTCACGTCCGACGCCAGGCCGAGGGTCACCCGCTGGTAGCTGACCGGGTCCATCCCCTCGAGCGCACCGGGCAGCATCACACCGGCGATGTGCTTGACCTGCTCAGTGGTGTAAACCTTCTGCCCGATCCGGAACACCTTCTGGTTCTGGGAGTTCAGCTGCACCTTGACCTTGTCCGGATGAGTCACCTGCACACCAGTCGGGTACCCGTGCGAATCCATGGTCGTCACGAACATGAACGCGTTCCCCCGCAGCTTCAAACTCGCCACGATCTGACCCATGCCCGCAGTCACGGGCAGGATCGGGCCGAACGGCTGCCGCACGATCAGCGGCTGGGACGCGATGACATGCCGGGCAGCGTTCGGGTCCCCCGTGTACGCCCGGAACGGCAGGATCGTGATGTCGTCGTGCAGGACCTTCACGCAGTTCATCACCGTCGAGATGGCCAAGGCACCGGCCTCGGTCATCACCCCACCACCGGTCATGTACCCCATGACCTCGGAGTTGGACGGGATCGACGAGTCGCCGAACTGGCCGACCGACCGCAGCTGCGCGAAGCGGCGGACGCTGCGCGTCAGCAGGTCCATCAGGCGCCCACGGCCATGCCGAGCACGATCAGGTCAGCGGTGCCGGCCAGCAGTGCCCAGCGCAGGCCATACGTGGCGCCGAAGGCAACGAACACACCCATCGCAATCACGATCAGGACGTTGGAACCGACGTCCTTGGAGACACGGATTTTCGGCTTCGGGAGGCGGATTTTCACTGGTCCTCCTCATCATCAAGGTCGCTGAAGAAGTACATGGACACCTCCGGCTCGGGCGCTGCCAGGGCGGCCCACAGTGCGTTCGTGGCGGCATACAGGGGCGTGATGTCGGAGCTGGACTTCTTACGACCCCAACGCCACCCACCCTCGGTGTCCTCGACAGCCTTCCGGGCCGTCGCCAGCGCCAACGTCAGATCCTGCTGGCCCCGGTGCCGCATTCCCGCCGTCGTCGCCAGGTTGAAGAACATGCCGCACGCCGCGGCGATGTCGGAGCCCTTGATGAACTCGACCGTGACGCCGGCCGCAACCAGCGCCGGCACCAGAGCCTCGGCGGCTGACCCGGACACAATCGTCACCTTCATGTCCGCCCAGCGCGCCTTCAGTTCGACGCAGCGCGGGACGACCCAGTCAGCGCCCGGCCGGTGGTCGATCCCACTGGCATCCGACGCCGTCACTTCGACGTGAGGCACACCGTCCTTGCGGATCCCGCCGGCCGCGATCGCCGACCACGACTGCGACGGCGACACGTCCACAGCGAACGACGGCGGTCCCGTGATCTGGGAAATGGGATCGCGGCACGCCTCCCACAGATCAGCGGCGACGACATGCTCAACCATCGTCACAACCCACTGACACTCGCACTCGGTGCGGAACACCGCGTCAGGGTCCGTCCGAGCCGCGGAACTCAACGCCTTCTCGCTGACCCCGTTCGGGTGACCCATCGATGGGTTCGCCTGCGCCCAACCATCCCGGTCCCACTTGTCACACCCAGGCGGCGCGGAGTACTCGAAGATCCCGAGCGAGTCCCCGTCGAGCTCCTCGTCCTCGGTAAGGTCCGCCGGCACAGCCTCCAGCGGGAACTCCTTGTTGATCCCATCCGGGTCACCCAACGCCAGGTGAGCAAGGCAACGCAGGAACGCCAGGACGACCGATGCTTCATCGCCGGCGTTGCTCGCAGCCCACACCTGCGCGCGGGCCCGGGCCATCATCGTCTTGGTGACAGCACCCCACGCCTCCCACGTCTGGTGCTCGCGCAGCTCGTCCAGGAGCACCAGGTCACCCGACAAGCCGCGGCCGGCGCGCCGGGACGCCGCCCGGACCTTGTACCGCTCACCGCTGATGAGCCGCAACTGCTTCTTGCCGTTGACCTTCAACACCTGGTCGATCTCAGCCGCGAGGTCAGGGACGTCCTCAGCCATCTCGACGACGAACTGCCACTGCTCCTCAGCGGTGTCCAAGTCCTGCGCGGTGCCGATGACCAGCGGCGCCGCGTCGACGTACATCCGCCACAACGTCAGGACCTGCATCAGTGTCGACTTGCCGTTCTGCCGGGCCATCAGCAGCAGCACCGTGCGGAACCGGAACGTCCCATCGGGCAACAGCTCCAGCGCGTGAATCAAGAGCCAGCGCTGCCACGGGAACAGCTCCACACCCAGGACGTCGACGGCGAACTGGATGCACTCAAACCCGGCCGACGTCTTACGAGTCAACCTCCGCAGCGGCGGCGTCCAAACCCGCGGAACCTCCGACCCCAGCCGCTTAGGCCGACCTACCGGTCTTGACCGAACGGAGCTTCGCGAGGTTGCCACCGACAGCCTCCTTCTTCACGACCGGGGCCGCCCGGCTCGCCGGCAAGTCAAGCCGGGACCGGCCAGCCGGTGTCAGGCCCAGCGACTCACAGAACTTCAGGTAGGTCGGGATCGTCACGTTGTCCACCGGGCGAGGCTTCTGCTCAGCTGGTGCAGAAGCAAGATCGCTCTTACGCAGCTCATCTTCGGTGTCGATCTTCATCGCCAACACCCGTAACGCGGCCACCGCACCAACGTCGGCCGGAGTCAGATAGATCGCCGCCCTGATCGCACGACGCGTGGCATTAGCAACGGTCCCCATGGGCACCTCCTCGTGTGCGACCCCCCCGTCAAACACCAGGGGGGAGATTTTGGTCAGG